TCACCTGTGGTTAGTTTGAAAACTGCAAACTCCGAGGTGTTGAACAGTTTGTTCAAATTTTTGGATAGATTAATTGCATGGCCTCTGTTTGAAAAACTTACTTTTTTGTATTTTGGACCCAACTGTTGAGCAATAATACTGCTGGTTTTCAAATTGATAGGCTTTTCTTGATAAAACACAGCCCAAATGGCATCAGCTTCTAAAACTTGTTCTGTCTTATAAGTTTTTTTGTTTGTAATTTCTAATAAAACTGTCGGTTTAGGTCGGCTCATGATATACGCAATCTCCAAAAAGTGCGTATATATTTATATCTTTACCAATTAAAAACTGCCACCGTTTAACTTTATGGTAATATCCTCTTGAGAGTTAGATCCAGCTGACTCTCCTGCCAGTCTTGCCAACACAATACTGAGACTGTTTTGTAGATCAGTAACTTCTTTAATAGTTAATGTAAGATTTTTCTGATTGGTCTTGATAGCCAATCTTGCTTTATCAAGAAAATCTTCAATGGGCATTGTGTTCATATTATACCTTGTTAAGATTATTTAATACTGTTTTCATTTCTTGTTCTGTTTTGAACGGTCCATGATATGGGTATCGTTGTACAGTGATCAATTTTGGACAAAAACTACTGGCCCATCCTTGTGCTCGAAGTATTACATAATATCCTGCACAATATCTACTTTTGCTTTTGGGACTTTTTGCAAACAACGGTAGTTTTGTCTTCACACTATAAACAGGTTCGTACGGTTTGGTCCTACACGGAAAATCGTATATAACGTGACTTTTATTGTCAGCATCTTTTTTAACTTTTTTGATACTTTCTTCAAACAGTTCAATACCTAATTGTGCTTTGATTTCGTTAAGATTCTTGAAGTCTAAAGATTTACCATTTTTGTAAAAAATGTATCCTTTTTTATGCTTTGAAATAGCACCAATTTTTTTATCATTGTCGGTTACTAACCATTCTTTGTCTGGAATCAATACTTTTGCAGTTGAATTCATTATATGTACCTTGCGTTTAATGGTTCTGCATAACTTTGTACTTGTTCACTTACCTTTTGCAAGTCAAACTCGTTGCAGAATTTTAATAATCTAATGCCAACTTGCGGAATGTTCTTTTCTGCGGTAGTTGCAATATGGATAGTTTCTTTGATCAGCTGTTTGATGTTGTCGGGCTGTGCGGTTAGGTCACACAGCAACACGTTACGATTGTAATCGTCTAGTACTCGATGTTCAACTCCTTCGTGGTCAGTCCAACGTTGCAACATCATGTTGTTCCAATTGTATCCGCGGCTTCCGCGATCTGCAAATGCTTCACGAAGTCCTACTTTGTTTTTTGTACCTTTTTCGCGCACACCTGGATATGCACTGAAGATATTGTCAGATGTGTCGCCACGCATACACTTCTCAAAAAGCAGCCATGTTGGATCTGGAGCAGGCTTGACTTCTTTAGTCTTCTTGTCAACTACCCGTTTGCCTTTTTCATCAAAGTACCCTTCGTGTGTGGTTGTAATTTGCATTACACCATTATACTGTTTGACGTTGGGTGCAATTAATTGTGCAAAGTCGCCATCTGTCGAAATGATTACGTGATTATCTTGTGGATGTGCCTGTATGAAGCCAGCAATTAGATCGTCTGCTTCTAATTGTGCATGTTGCAACACAGTACAGTTGGTCTTATTGATAACAAAATCTTTGAACTGATCAAACGTTTCCCAAAACACTCGATCTTCTTCTGCTTCTCTCGGACTTTGTGCTGCTCGAGCTTCAGTGCGTTGTCGTTTGTAAGGAGCATACGCATCCTTTCTCCATGATCTACCTTCGAGGCAGAAGATGATATGATCGCCTTTGAAGTCTTTCCACGCCTTGCGAACACTGCCCAATACAGTATGAATACTCATACCCACCTTGTCTTCGAGAGATCCTCGTACAACATGGCGTGCTCGGAAAAATGTATTAGCAGTATCTACAAGAATATAAGTCTTTGTCATTAAGAAATCTCAGTTTTACCATCATCGCGTAACGCACGATTAACGTATCCAGCACCACGCTGGCTCATATCTACACCGTGATCTGTTCCAACGTTTTTGCATAGTTCTGAAAACCATTTATCTACAATTTCTTCATCGGTGGAACCTGTGTATCCGGCTGCTCTTAATTCTAACACAAAGAACTCGTTCCAGTCAAGTTCAAAGAATCCGTTGCGCACATTGTCCTTGTCAAGATGAGTTTCCAAAACTTGAATCCAAGGTTTTCTATTTTGTGTGGCAATTTCTTTTGGAGTCTTTTCAGGTTCTTTGGAACCAAACAACTTTTTAAATAATGCTTTCATCATGTACCCCATTCATTTTTAAATAATGGCACTTGCAGTCTATCACTGTACCGCAGACCATGTTTCATAGCCGCAATTGCTACCGTTTTATTGTTTAGTGCGTAGACACTTTCAACTCCGCCCACTGGCATCAAATACACATGTCCTTTAAATCCTTCAGCGCGGAATTCTTCTGTAGCCTTTAGTGCATCTTTGATATCTTGTTCTGTTGCTACAACAAACTTCAAATATGCTGTACCTACAGTTTCGTAATCACAAACAACTTTGGGTTTAATAGCATCTTTCCACGGTTCTCCGCTTGCTGGAAGTTTAGCACTAACACTAAACGTAATTTCTCGTTCTGGATTCTCTGTAGTCCAAATACGTAGATAATTTTTAAATGCACTAGTCAGTCGCATTGTACCATTAGTTTCAAAAGTAATTTCTTTTAAACTTTCCATACAAGGTTGATCCAACAAATCGGGATAAGCACGTTGCCAACCCAACAACGGCTCGCCGCCAGTAATAACAAGATGTTCATCTCGCCATTCCATGTACGGTAATGTAGCAACAATATTTTTAGCAAGCCCATCAACTTCGATCATTGGACTAAGATCTTTAAATGCAGGATGCCAACTTGCGTAACTGTCGCATCCTGTACTAACCAGCGGAAGTGATTTGTATTCTGCAAATTCAACAGCACGTTCTGCAATTTTGTCTGCTTCGTTACTTAGTTCGCCTTGCGGCATACCAAACCCTTGACAGGTAAAATTGCAACCGTATGTTCTCAAGAACACAGACGGCACACCCATATAGCGTCCTTCACCTTGGATGCTATAAAATAATTCTGATACTTTAATTTTACTCATAGATATTTGACCATTTCTTTAGTTTTTCAATTTTTGCAGCCTTGGCAATATTTAAATTATCTTGTGTTACAATTCCTTGCTCGATCATAATATCAATCATTGCAAGCATATCTCCTACTTCTTCTTCCAAGTGTTCTCGATTAGTTTTAGGCTTTCCTGGCTTTAAGTTGTCAATACCAAAGCGACTAATTTTACTAACTGCTTGAATTACCTCTGCACATTCTTCTTGCAGAATGTCCATAACTTCTTTAATTTTGCTACTGTCATTCATTACGAATCCTCGAATAAGATAAGTACATTATACATACTTTATTTAGACCTGTCAACATTAATATGGATAATTTAAAAACCACAATTTCTTGGATCTTAAATGATTATTGCAAATCGGAATGCGAGTATTGTCCGACCAGTTTGAGAGGTGGCTCTGTACCGCACGAAACCGAAGAGTACCTGCGTATTGCAAGTTTGTTAATCGACTCGTATTCTAACACACAAAAACGAAAAATTGATTGGATATTCAATGGTGGAGAACCCTTGGATATGGACGACATTGTGATGTTGTTGAAATTGTGCAGGACCAACGGTAACTCAATGACGCTACACACCAACGGTGGAAAATTGTGGATGGATTGGTGGGCCATAGAACCTTATGTTGATACACTACATTTGACTTTTCACCATTGGCAAAATCCTGCGCTTATAAAATACATTTCGGATACCTTTCAAAACAAAGGAAAAAAATTCAACATCACATCTCCTATACGACACAATCATGTTCAACAGGATATAGAACGTGTAATGGAATTGGAAGAAACTTTAGGGTTTATAATAAACAAAACAATTCTGTACAAAGAAGCAGACCCAAGTGCAGGCATGTTTAATTACCAACATGCCGATTTGGGAAAAATTGATTTTTTCAACAAAACAAAAATAGAAAGAGAACGTATCCTAGAGGAAAAAGCAAAATGGGAACGTGAACTAGAAAGAATCAAAAAAGAAATAGAAGAACGTAAAAAACAAATTCCAGTTGATGTTGTAGCGCCACCACCACCTCCACCTCCACCTTTGCCACCACCGCCAATTGAAGATCCGTCTCAATTGGTCGAACAAAAAATATACTTTGAAGAAACTACCTGGGATGATAGATATCAAGACACCTATAGTAACGGACCAGTGTACACTGGACAGTTGTGTAATGCCGGTGTAGAATTTTTAAATATTGGAGCAAAGGGCTGGGTATCTGGTAGCAATTGTAATAATCAACCATTGGGAAATATTTGGCACACTGGATGGATGCCACCGCAAGGTCCTCAACGATGTACAATGATTTCGTGTGTTAACGATTCAGACCAAGAGATTACAAAGTTCCCTCTGACCGACCTTTGAGATATTCGTCATTGTGCATCCATGCACCCTTATACCAGAATCCCCATTCTCGTTTTTGTGGACCAGGCATGAACATTGTCCAGCAGTCTGTTCCTTCTTTAAGCTCAACACGGTGATAGCTATTAGCACTGCAAATACGGAAGTGCCCAGGACCACGCCAATGCCGTGTTTCACTGATCTTGGTACCTTGTGAATCAAAGTTAGGAGTCCATTCATAGTATCCACCTTTTAAAATTAGAGTAGCGTAAGGCCATGGATGATCATGCACATCATCGGGATCTGATTTAAGGAACTTGTGTAGAAACACATTAAAGGGGAAACGCTTTCTATCCTTAAGAAAAAGGTAGTAGCGTTCAAGGTAAGGTTCATTGTTTATCCTATCCATTACAATACGTTTGCGATTCAATCGATCAAGTGTTTTGAGAAGCCATTTCATGTAATTTCATCCAGTTATAGGTTGTTTCTACAATTGTCAATAGATTGCTGTGTATAGGTGCCCAATTGGCATCTTTGATAAATGCAGATGGATCTGCAATTAATTCGTCAGGATCTCCACCTCTTCGTGGACCAAATTTGATTTTGAGATTGCTATTGGTCACCTGTTTTACTGCTGTGGCAATTTCTAAATTAGAATATCCCTGACCAGTTCCTAAGTTGTATGCTTTAAATGTGCCCGCATCTAACTTGTTGCACAATGCAACTGCTTGAACATGTGCATTTGCAATATCAGTTACATGCAGATAATCTCTTACACATGTACCGTCATTGGTTGAAAAATCTGAACCGTAAATAGTGAATGGTTGTTCTTCCAAAATAGACTGTACAACTCTTGGAATTAAATGACTATCGTTCCACACATTTCCTAATTCTGCATCTCCGTCGCATCCACATGCATTGAAGTATCTCAATGCAATGCTTTTGTGTCCGTGTGCGTGTGTGTGATCTGCAATTACATATTCGCACATTTTTTTACTGTGCCCATACGGACTAACAGGAACACCTTCTGCAGATTCTTTGATAGGAACAACACAATTGTTACCGTAAGTTGCAGCACTACTACTGAAAACAATTTTGCCTGACCATCCTGCAGACGCTAAATCATCCAGCATTTGATTTGTTTTCGCAGTGTTGTTTCTGTAGTATTCTCCGGGATCTTTTAAAGATGGCCCAACAAGACTAGTTCCTGCAATATGTATGATTGCATCTACCTTTTCTGTTACAGCAACAACGGATGCAATGTTTACAAAATCATCTATAAAAAGTTCATCACAAAAGAAAGACCCTTCTTTCATGGTCCACTCTCTGTCAATACCAATGACTTTATAATCTGCTTTTTTAAAGGCCTTTGCTGTATGACTGCCAATAAAGCCGAGTACGCCTGTGATGATTACTGTTTTCATTCGTTGCACTTCAACTATTTTAGTATTTGCTTTCTCTAGTATGTTTGCGATAGTCTGTGCTCATACGCTTCCACTGTTCGCCTTTGCCTTCTAGGATATCAACAATACGATCGATTGTGGAATCTGTCCAATCGCTAATCATACCCATTCGGCTACTAGGTGCATTTAGTAACACTTCAAGTTTGCTGATAGCATCATCGATACTCCATGGAATGTACATCCTTGTAGCATCGTTACTAAAAGTTTCAGGGAAACTGCGATAAGCAGGATACAGCACATTACAGCCGAGAGCATCTGCTTCGCTGACAGTATTTGAAACCCAGTCTTGCAAGGCACAGTTGAATACCACGCGACTATCATTAACAATGTTATAGTAATCATTCTTTTCAAGATCTTGATGAATAGTTAAGACACCCACTTCCTCTAACTGGTGTGTTCGTTCCATATAAGAGTGGTTGTTTGACTTTAACTTGCCACCGGCGCAAATACAGAATTCAACGTCTGTAGATGGATTACGACGATGGTATTCTTCAATTAGATCCATATAGAAATCTGGTTGTTTTTCTTGATCCCAACGGGCTGAAAATACAACACGCTTCTTGCGTTCATTGAATGGTTTGATATTTGCTACACGACCTTGAACTTCGTCTTTGCCAAATGCCAACCCACTGATGTTATAGATTGGAGCCTGCCAACCTGCAACCTTCATATGCATTGCCATTTCTTCGTTACTAGCAAGAACTATGTCCGCAAACTTATCCACCATCTTTTCGTATGCAGCCATCCAATCTTGCATACCCCAAACATGAACAAAATCATCGGGATCAATACTTTGTGCAAGACAACGAACGGCAATGCGAGGACGCATAGTATCAGGCACTTGATCCATAATATAAGGCAAGCTCTCGATACCGGGCTGAAACATGTCTTCAAAATAGACAACATCTTCATTGGTTACTTCTCCTGCTTTCATCATACGAACTAGATTCATTAGTTGCGACATACCAAAGTATGTGCGACCGTGTGCATCTAGCACCTGTCCAGTTACAATGGCTTGATCGTTGCCGAGTGTTTCGCCGGGTACTATTACATAGTCAATACCTCTGCGTTTGAACACAGCTTCGTTCCAGTCTTGCAACTGTAGAGTATAACGGGCCTTATATGGTTCAAGACCCATATAAAAGAGTTTTCTCATCGATTGTTGTTCCAACGAGGTTTAAAGTCTTTGCGTTGTTTACGATCGTAATAATCGTTGCCGCGCTGGAAGTTTTTGTACTCCGGTGATCGATACAGATCAGACGGGACAAAAGGCAGCAGATTAAATCTGCAATGATCTAGCCATTTATCGAGATCATCAAAGATCTTCTCAACTTCGGGCTTCATACGAAGGGTTTTTTGAATAAAAGCAGGTTGTGCCATTTTATTTTACGTTATAATGATAAGATGAAGGAAATTTAATGAAGCAGCCATTTTCGCCGTCTTCACTAACGTCTGCCCAAACCTCTCGGCCTGGGTATCTTGCGATGATTGTTGCGTGGAGATCACGAGCAATCATTTCGCAGGATTTGTGGTTGAGTTCGAGTGTGCCATCTGTGTAGCAGTTTTCGAGCCAACGCTTGAACTGGATAAATTCAATATCGCGGTCATCGTGGAAAACTTCGATATGAATTTTAAAGTGGAAAATATGTCGATGCGGTGTACCAAGGAAACTTACATCATACATGTCTCCTGTCTTGAGAGCAGGATCAGTAGCAGCCGCTGGATACATGTGAATTCCTTCCTTGCGGAAAGAAACCCAAATCATTGATTTTTCTTTTTCACTCATTCTTCGTCTGCTTTAGATTTTTTTTGAGTTTTAGCAGGAGCCTTGCTGGGTGCGTTATCTTTCATGATATTGTACATTTCCCAAAGTTTCCAATCAATACTTTCTAAGATTTTAAAAAGTTTTTCTTCTGTATTTTCTTTTGGTGCAGTTTTTGTAATTTTTGCATTAATCATTTGATTGCCTTATCGTTGTTGTATTGTGACCAGTCTGTAAACTTACTACGATCCATTAGTGTGTGTAGACTGTGACACCACACACCGGGATTGGTTGCATTAAAATCTTTGTCATCGATCTTAAACATTGTGTTGTAATTCCAAAGTTTTACATACGGAATTGGAACACGAATCTGGGGAATAAAGTTTGCGTATTCGTTCAAGGCACCGTCGTGGAATTCTTCCACAGCACTTAATGGAATATCCAAAGAACACAGATATCCTTTTTTAAGGAAGAATTCAATCATGTCTTCCCAAGCCTTCCAGCCATTATAGTCATTAAATGCAGGATCAAAACTATGATTGGCACCAAAAAAGATGTGCTCGCATCCTTGTAAATTCAAGGCAATGGCTTCTGCAGGCTGCACGCCTACTACAAATAGTGTTTTTTTACCAAATGCAGGAGTATGTTCTACTTCGTCACCGATAAAAAATACAATGCTGTCTGAAACACCGTCTGTATAATTACGCTTCATTTTTTAGTCTTTTTGACTTTTGTTGATGTAGCAGTTACTTTAACAGATTTTTCATGATCTGTCAACGCATTTCGAACATCTTGAAGCAATGCTTCATCATCCCAAATTAGTTCTGTACGACCATCCGGGTGCGTTATAACAGTTAGATGAGAACCTACTACTACTGTAGGCTCGTCTACTGCCTTTAGTTCTGCAATTTGTTTTTTACGGCCTGCCATTTTATTTCTCCAATATATCTTGTTCTAATGCAATCAATGCTTCGTCGTTTGGATCTTCTGTATCCACTTCTTCTGCATTGGTTACTTCTTCAACTTCAAACAATGAGTGAAACTTGTTACGTGCAGGTCCGCCTTGTAAACGAGATCCATCGAGACTAGTAATAAAAGTCTTGGCACTATCAATTAGTGCAAATGCTTCGCTTTTGGTTTTTGTATTAAACAATTCATTTACAAATTGTTCAAAATATAAAATGTTGCGCGGTACATATGGACTAGGTTCATCTTTGTTTGCATTCTTTCCATTTAATTTTTCCCAGTCACGCCAGGTCTTTTTAAATTTTGCATGTTCAATGTCAGACAACTGATTTGCCTTTTGTACAGCACAGATATGACTTTGAACATTGTGTCCCATCATAAGTGCATATCCAAAACTGTCCCAACTGGTTGCTCCTTCTTTGCCAACTTTGTTTAACATACCAGGTGCATACCAGCAGATATCTCCCATGGTCAACCGTTGGCCAATTTCGCTTTCAAAAGGGAAGGGGATATCTGATTTTGAAAGTGCTTTGTTATCTGGGGCTTTGTCCATAACAGTACTCCATTTTTTGGGCGTGTGTATTGGAGTTGTGTAGCAGAGTCCGTGTGCGGTTGCAACGAACGGTGAGGCGCAGTCAAAAGATATGGTAATTTCTTCATTAATGTGTTTCCTTAATTGTCGTTGAATAGAAGTTAGATAACAAGCCCAATCTAACTGTGCTGTACCCAAGAAGTGGATCCAGTTTTTGCCTTTTAGCAAACCATCTTCTCTCAAAGTCATTAGACGTTTGAGAGTAACATCCATTTTACACATGTTGACACCACCAAAGGCCCACCCTTCTGCGGCTTTGTCAACATGTGTAAAATGGA